GGGAAGCGCACGCACGGTCTGAACAGAGATCAAGTGTCGGGCAAGATCGACGAGGCGCCCGACGGCAGTGACCAGCGGTTATATCGAGGGGGTTCGATGCAAGGGATGGGCAGGGCGCTCGCCGACTCGGGCCAGCCGGCACGGCCCATCAACGAGCTCGCCCCGTCCGGCCTGCTTTGGCTCATCAACGCCACCACGTTCCACCCCCGCGGCCTCGCGCTCGCGTTCGTCACCGACGACGAGGGCATGATCGTCGGGTGGCGGCTCGTCGGCGACGGCGCCGAGCCGGCGCAGTTCAACCCCGGCCCCGACCTCGACGCGCTGTTTCGTGCGGCGCTTGAAACGATGGGCGACGCGATGGTGGCCAACGCGAACGGTGGCCAGTGATGGGCGTCAAGGGGTCCGGCCGCCGGCCGGCGCCGGCCGGTCTCCGATTGTTGAACGGCGTCCGGCCCGGCCGCGACTCGGGCGGCCGCAAGGTCGCGCTACCCCCGCCATTCGACGACGAGCCGCCCGAGTGCCCCGATTGGCTCGGCGACTACGCGGCCGAGGTGTGGGCAATCTCCATCCCGCAGCTCGTGCGGCTCAAGCTCACCAAGGCCGAGGATTTCGCCGCGCTCGCCGCCTACTGCCTCGCCGTCGAGCAGCTACGCGCGACCACCGAGGACATCTACCGCCGTGGCCTCATCCACGAGGTGACCAAGGCCGGCGTCCGTTGGATTCCACGCGATGACCCGGCATGGAACGAGGACGACGCCCAGGGGCAGGCCGCCGACGACGACCCCGGTGAGGGCGCCCTCGGCTACTTCGCGCCGTGGCCGGTCATCGAGCGCAAGCCCAACCCGGCCGTCGCCGCACGGAACGCCGCCATGACCCAAATCAACGCGCTCGGCTCGCGGTTCGGCCTGAACCCGTCGGCGGCGAGCTCTCTTGCTGGGTTGGGCAAGAGCGCGGCAGGGGGAACCGGTGCCAGCGGCGACCCGAACCCGTTCAGCAGCACCGGCTAGGCGTCCGGCCGCCCCGCGGCCGCCGCGTACGGTGCTGTGCGATGCGTGCGGCCGCCGGCACGCGCCGATGCCCGACGCCGATGGGCTCGCGGCGCGCAAGATGTCGGCCGAGGTCGCTCACTACATGGTGGCCAAGGGTCTTAAGCTCCCCGAGCCGTGGCAGGCGCCGCTTTTCAAGACGCCCGAGCCGAATGAGACCGTGCGCGCGGCCGTGTTCAGCGGCGAGCGCGTCGACAAAGTGCTCGCGGCGTTCGGTCATCTCGTCCACACCAAGGGGCAATGGGCCGGCCGGGCGCTCACGCCGGACGTCTGGCAGGTGGCTTACGTCCTCGCTCCCGTGTTCGGATGGGTCGAATATGACCCGGAGTTTGATGATTACATTCGTATTATCCGCGAATGTTGGATTGAGGTGCCCCGAAAGAATGGCAAAAGCACTCTAATCGGTGGACTCGGTATCTACATGTCGTGTGCGGACGGCGAGGCCGGCGCCGAATGCGTGGCGGCAGCCACCACCGAGAAGCAGGCCGGCTACGTGTTCAACCCGGTGCGCGCGCTCGTCGCCAACTCCCCCGCGCTCAAGCCGTACGCCAAGGCGTACCGCAAAAAGATCGTGCACACGGCGACCGGCTCGGATTTCTCCGTCGTCGCCAGCGTGGCCGAGGGTTTGCACGGCGCCAACCTGCATTTCTACTGCGTCGACGAGGTGCACGTACACAAGTCGGCCGAGCTCATCGAGACCATCGAGACCGGCACCGGCTCACGCCGGCAACCCCTCGGCGTACTCATCACCACCGCGGACGACGGCGCCCCGGACACGATCTATGTGCGCAAGCGGCATCGCGTTGTCCAGCTCGCGCAGCGTGTCTATCACGACGCCACGACGTACGGCGTGATTTGGGCGGCCGCCGAGTCCGAGGACGACGCCAAAAAGCGCGGCATCGACCTCTTGAGCGAGGAAGCGCACCGGCTCGCGAACCCCGGATACGGTGTGTCGCCGACCAAGGCGTACCTCAAGCGGCAAGCCGTCGTCGCGTCCGAGTCGCCGGCCGACCTCTCGAAATACCTACGGCTTCACTTGGGAATTCGGACCAAGCAGCAAACCACCTATCTCACCATGGCGTCGTGGGATAGCTGCACGTCGATCGTGGACAGTGAGCGGCTCGTCGGCCGCCGGGCGTTCGGTGGCCTCGACCTCGCCTCGGCGTCCGACTTCTGCGCCTACTGCCTGCTATTCCCCGCGCGCGACGAGGCCGGCGTCGTCACCTACGACGCGCTATGGCGTTTCTACGTGCCCGAGGGTGCGTTGCCGGCGCTCGAAAAGCGGACGACCAAGGGACTCATCGATCAGTGGCGCCGTGAGGGCAGGATGACCGTCACCTCGGGCAACGTCACCGACTATGACGTCATCAAGGCCGACATCGAGGCCGACCGGAAGCGATTCGACATCGCCGAGCTCGGCTACGACCCGTGGAACAGTACGCAGATCGTCAACGACCTCACTGCGCTCGGCCTCGAGATGCTGCCCGTGCGCCAGGGCTACGCGTCGTTGTCGCCGCCGCTCAAAGAGCTCAAGCGGCTACTACTGGCCAGCACTCCCGAGGCGCCGCTTTTCCGGCACGGCTCGCACCCCATCGCACGGTGGATGGTCGGCAACCTCGCCGTCGCGATGGACCCGGCCGGCAACGTCAAGCCCGACCGTGCACGCTCGGCGGATAAGATCGACGCCGTACCCTCGGCTATCCTCGCGCTATCGCGTGCGATGGCGGCGCCACCCGAGCGCAAGAGCGCGTACGAGTCGAGGGGGTTGACCGTGGTGGGTAGGAAGTGAGACGGCTCGCCCCGCGGCGAGCGCTGGTGACCTTGGTGACCGGCGTGACGATCGACGGAACCCTCATTCTGTCGTGGCCATGGTCCGTGCGCGTACGATCCGCGCAGGTGGCCGAGCGCGGAACGGCGACCGTCAAGGCTGACGGCGTAATCGTCATCCCGCGGCGTTCTGTCGCGTACATGCAGATCATCTAGGCGAGAGGGCGGCCGGCGTGGCATTCGTCGTATCCGATGGGCAGCTTGCCGCCATCGGCCAGCCGATCCAAGGCACCGGCCTCGGGTTTCCCCTACGCCGCGGCGTCCGGCTCGGCCCCGAGCTCGCGCTCACGTACGGCCAAATCTACGAGTCGCAGCCTGCCGTGCGCATGGTCGTTGACTTCCTCGCTCGAGGCGTCGCATCGATGGCGCTGCAATCATTCAAGCGGGTAGGCGAGACGGACCGTAAGCGGCTCGCCCCGCCCGACTCGCCGCTCGCCTATCTGCTCGAGGTGGCGGCGAACCCGACGACGACCGGCTATCGGCTCATCCACGGCATGATCTCGGACCGGGCCATCTACGACGCCGCGTTTTGGCTCAAGATTCGGCCCGGCGGCCCCGGCAGCGCGAGCGCGCCCGGCTACCTTCGCCGCATCCCGCCGTCGCGCGTGGTGCCCGTCGGCGGCGACTGGTTTGAGGTGGACGCGTACCGCATCCTCGGGAACAAGGGGTACCTCGACGTCGCCGCGGCCGACATGGTGGCGTTCACCGGCTATCACCCGAGTGATGTCCGTATCGGCATGTCGCCCATCGAGTCAATCCGGACGATCTTGGCCGAGGAGTATGCCGCCACCGAGGCGCGCGCCGCCCTCTGGCGCTCCGGGTGGCTCGCCTCGGGTTGGGTCAAGCGGCCGGCCACCGCGCCCCCGTGGACGGACACGGCGCGCGAGCGTTTCGAGGGCGATTTCGCGGCCTACCAGTTGAACGGCCCCAAGTCGGGCGGCTCGCCCGTGTTTGAGGACGATATGACATGGGAGCAGGCCGGCTACTCGCCCAAGGACGCCCAATACGTCGAGTCGCGTCGGCTCACCCGCGAGGAAACGGCCGCGGCCTATCACATCGCGCCGCCCCTCGTCGGCATCCTCGAGCACGCGACGTTCAGCAACATCAAAGAGCAGCACATCGGCTACTACGTCGACACCCTCGGCCCGTGGACGATCAGCAGCGAGCAAGAGATCGACGTGCAGCTCGTGCCCGACTTCTACCCGGCCGCGCGCGCCGGCAAGGTGTACGTCGAGTTCAACGTCAACGCCAAGCTCAAGGGCGACTTTGAGCAGCAGGCCGTGCAGCTACAAGCGGCCGTCGGTGGCCCGTACATGACCCGTAACGAGGGGCGTGCCCGGCTGAACCTGCCGGCCATCGACGGCGGCGATGAGCTCATTACGCCGCTGAACGTCACCGCCGGTGGGCAGGCTTCCCCGCAGGACTCGGCGCCGAACCCGGCCGATCAAAACCCGGCCAACCCGAACGACCCGGCGCCGCCCAAGGCCGAGCTCGGCCGGCGCACCATCCGCAAAGCGGCCCCGGCGTCCGACGTCGACGCGCACGTTGCCGCGTTCACCGCACTCTACGAACGCCAGCGCAAGAGCGTCCTCGGCAAGTACGCGGCCGCCAAGTCGGCCGGCCCGAACGCCAAGGCCGTTGTCGAGGTACACGACGTGTTCGACATCAACCGGTGGTCGGGCGAGTTCGGCGCCGACCTCTACAAGCTCGCACTACCGCTGTCGGCAACCGTCGGCTACGAGGTGGCCCGGCAGCTGACCGGCGACAGCGCCGGCTACGACCCGTCGATGACGCTCAACTACCTCGCCGCGCAGTCCAGCGGCACGGCCACGTCGGTCAACACGGTCACCCGCAACGAGGTAGCCACCGCGCTCACCGCGCACGACGTCGAGGCCGCCCTCGCGGCCGTGTTCGCCACCGCCATCGCCGTCCGGGCGCTGTCCGGCGGCCGCGCGCAGGCAACCGCCGTATCGTCGTGGACAACGTACGAGGCCGGCAAGCAGTACGGCCAGCCGGCGCGTAAGCGTTGGGTCACCGGCGCGCACCCGCGCGAATCGCATGCCGCGATGAACGGGCAAACCGTCGGCCTCGACGAGCATTTTTCTAACGGCGCCCGGTGGCCGGCCGACGCCATCAACCTAGGAGTCGACGAGGTCGCCGGTTGCAACTGTGACCTCGTAATCATCCCGGAAGGGGTAACGGAGTGAACGCACGCACGCTCGGCGCGAACCTCACCAAGCAGGCGCGCGCGCACGTCATCAAGGCCGCCGGACAGGCCGGCAACGACCTCAAGCCCGGACAGTTCAGCGCAATCGTGTCCGTGTTCGGCAACATCGACTCGTACGGCGACGTCATGATGCCCGGTGCCTTCCTCGGCACCCTCGCCCGATACATGGCGAGCGGCAACCCGGTGCCGGTCATCTGGTCTCACGACTGGCAAGATCCCAACTCGCACATCGGCTACGTCCTCGACGCCCAAGAGGTACCGGCCGCCAAGTTCGGGCAGGACTCGCCGCCCGGCCTATGGGTGCTCGGACAGAACGACACCACCGACAACCCGCGCGCCGCGCAGGTGAGCCGGCTCATGGCCGGTGGCCGGATCACGCAATTCAGCTTCGCGTATACCGAGCTCAACGCCGGCCCCGGCGTGTGGATGGGTGAGGACGCGTGGCTAGTCCACGAGGTCGAGCTACACGAGGTCGGACCCACCTTGCTCGGCGTCAACACCGAAACCATGCTCGTCGGCGCCAAGCGGCTCATCATCGACCTCGGCCACCGCGTCAAGAGCGGCCGACCCCTCGACGACGACGACCGGGCCGCCCTCGTCGCCCTCCGTTCCATGCTGGCCACCGAGCCGGCCGTCGACGATGTAACATCGGCGACCAAGAACACCGACGACATCCACGGCAGCACCGACGAGGCCACGGACGCCAGCAATGGCGATGGTGACGGAACGTCCAACCTGCGCACCGATGCGGATTTGGTGGCGGCCGAGCTGCTACTTGCAGAGCTCGCCTAACTTCCGAGACGCAAAGGAGAAAGCGCCGTGGCTAAAACCGCAGAGGCGCACCGAATCGAGGCCATGCAACTCGCCCTCAAGGCACGCAACATCGCCGACGAGGCCGACACGGCTGGCCGCGAGATGACCCCGGCCGAAAAGGCTGAGATCACCGACCTCGTCACCAAGGCTGGCGAGGCCAAGGCCGCATGGTTGCTGGCCAAGGCCGACCTCGACATGCGACAGGCGCTCGCCGGCCTCGGCGACATGACGCCGGCCGACTTCGTGACCGCCGACCCGCAGTCCGTCGCCGACAAGCTCAAGGCGCAGGGCGACCGGCTCGGCCGCGCCCGCGGCAAGAGCATCGGCACCGTGTTCATCGAGTCGCCCGAGTTCACCGACGCCGCGAAGAAGTACGCGCCGACCGGCCGGTGGCGCGAAAAGGCCAAGTTCACGACCGACCCGGTGCGGTACAAGACCCTCATCACCGGCGGTTCCGAGACGTCGGCCGGCGCGCTGGTCTACCCCGAACACGACGGCCTGCTCGTCGGGCTGAACGCGTTCGAGCGGCCGCTCAACGTCAAGTCGATGTTCACGCAGGCCACCACATCAACCGACGTCGTGGATTACGTCGAGCTCACCGGCATCACGAACAACGCCGCGATCGTCGCCGAGTCCACCACCACGGCGACGCCCGGCTCGCAGACCCCGGCCAACGGCGTCAAGCCCGAATCGGCCATGGCGCTCGACGTCAAGACCGTCA